CGGAAAAGGCTATGGATGCTGCTTATTATAATGATTCCGACCCATCTTCCCCTAGATGGAATGGCGAATATAACTTTTTATAACCCATCAAAAAGTCAGGGGTGCGGCTGACCAACGCACAAATTTTAAACATTAAACCAAAAAACTATGAAACCTGTATTAATCTATGACAACAACTTTTACCCTTACAATGGGCAGTTTATTGCACAAGGTGGAGACAATATCTACCTTGATTATGAGATTGATGGCACACGATTTTTCCTAGTGAAATTTCGCACCATTGACCTTGCAAACAATCAAATCATTTTATCAATCATTAAATTATAAATTATGTCCGAACAACAAAACCGCAAATTTCAAGCAATCGTTATTTTAATCTTTGCATTCCTTATGTGTGCTTATTTACAAAACATTTAAACCCAAAATATGAAAGTAGAAAAAAAAGAGGTGGTCTGCATTAGACTACCCGAAACCATCAAAAAGAAAGTGGATGCCGAAGCTAAAAAAATGTATTTAGCACCCAGCAAATTAGTATCAATCATTGTTCAAAAATACTACGAAAAACTATAAACTATGAAACTAGACTATCAAGGCAGACAATTAAAACTACACCAAAGGGCAACCTGTTTACTTGAGTTACTAAAGAAGGCACAATCCGAACAATCAAGACAGGAAGGTTTATTAGCCGAATGGAGAGCAGCTGGAAACTATGATAACATTAGGTTATTTACCCACGAAAACAATTACCTGATAAGATTAGCAGAATTAAACGACATTCAAAAGAGAATCCTTCAATCTTACTATTGGTTGGTTGTTGAATTGTACGACATAACTGAAAATTTTATGTTACCTGTAAATAGAATCCAATGAGTTACATAGACAACACCAAAGGCAATATGATGCGAGAAATATACATCTTGGAACTAGAGAACGAGATGTTAAGGAAACAAATTACCAAACTTAAATTAGAATTAAATGAATTACTGGATAGTACCCAGCGTACTCAAGCAGAGGCTGACAAAGAGCGAAAAGGAACAATTGGCTAGTGATATATTAAAAACAGTTAGCAATTATTACGGAATATCAATTGAAGATATTAAAGGCAAATGCCGAAAGCGTAAAATCGTAAAGCCAAGACAAGTGATAATGTTCCTATTAAGGACAAAGGCAAGAATGGTATTAAGCGACATTGGAGATGTATTAAATAGAGACCATACAACTGTCATTCACTCCATTACTTGCATTCAAAATGACATTACGCATCCTTACGATGATAGCCTAGAAAAAGACCTTATTAACATAAATATTTTACTTTAATTTGGTTATTAACAAATAAAGTATTAATTTCACATCCTAAACCATTAGTTATGAACAACAATTTACAAAAGTTAGATTTCAACAAGGAGCAGTTGGAACTGATTAAATCTCAAATTGCTCCTGAAGCTACTCAAGATGAGTTAAAGCTATTTCTGTACCAATGCAAACGCACAGGATTAGACCCATTAACAAGGCAGATTTATTGCATTCATCGCTGGAGTAAAGGTGGTAAGAAAATGTCAATCCAAACATCCATTGATGGATTCCGTGTGATTGCGGAGCGGTCAGGGAATTATGGCGGACAATCCGAGCCTATTTTTACCTACGATGCAGAAGGCAATTTAGTCTCCTGTAAGATTTCAGTATTTAGATTCCACAATGACATCCGCTTTGAGGCAGCCGTTGGAGTTGCTTATTTAGCAGAGTATTGCCAATTTGATAAGGATGGCAAACCGATGGGTTTATGGGCAAAGCCACATATAATGTTGGGTAAGGTTGCAGAGGCATTAGCACTTCGTAAAGCATACCCACAAGATTTGTCAGGTATATACACTAGCGAGGAAATGCAACAAGCGGATGAATCAGCCTATTTAAAGGCACATCTTACCGAATTGGATGTAGAGTTAGCCGTTGACCTTTGCGTATCAAAAACGGAACTTAAAACGCTATATTCATACAATATGGAATTAGTGGATGCAAGTCCTGAATTAAAAGAAATATTTAAAACAAAACAATCAACTTTATGAACATAAGCGAACAATACCAAAAATTAGTATCACAAGGATTTGGAATAAATGACTTTTTTACTATTAACATAAGTGAATTTGACATTACTTGTCTTGCGTGGTTTACATCTAAACTACTTGTAAAATATAAAGACTTTGGATTTGTATTTACACTTAATGACAAATCGGATTATCTTGAAGCGGATAAAGATGGAATTAAAATTATATTATCATTAAAAAATAAATAATGAGCAATCTATTAATTTGGGAAGTCGCACCCACAAAAAGCGAAATTGATATGTATGCCCAAAACATTTGTAATGAACTAAATGAAGGCTATACTAAACCCGAAGATTTAGCCGTTAAGATGGCTGCCATTGAGACTTTTGCTAAAACATTAAGAGCAAAGGTTGAAGAACATATCATTGACTTTTTAGGCAAATGCCCTAAAGGAACATATAATCACTTGGGAGCAGAACTTAAACTAAAGGATAGCCAAACTTATGATTATGCTAGTTATTCCGAACGCTGGGCAGAATTGCAATCACAAATTGATATTCTAAAAGAGGAACAAAAGGAAATTGAGGAAAATGGCAAGAAGTTTGAAAGGGGAATCATTCCTTTGAAGTCTTACAAACAAACCTATTCAATAACCTTAAATAAATAAACTATGCCTTATTCAACCTGCTGCGGAGCAGAAACCAAAAACACTGAACAGGATATTTGCCCAATTTGTAGATATTACTGCGATTGGGAAGAAATACCCAGCGAAGAACCATCGGATGAAGAAAACGAAAACCAATTAGAAGAAGAACAAATTAATAAACACTTAAATTAAAAACAATGATTGTATTAAACATCAAAAAAGAGGACATCAAATTTACTGCACACAAAAACGGAAATCACTACGCTACAATTGTAGTAGAAAAACGCAAAGAGTTAGATAAGTTTGAAAACACTCACACAGTTTACAACGGACAAACCGCAACTGAAAGGGCAGAAAAAGCCAAAAAGGAATATTGCGGAAATGGTAAGGAGTACGTTTGGGAAGCCAAAAAGGAGTTTGCCCAAAACAAACAGGAAATGGAGGACACCGAAACATTACCTTTTTAATTATTAAAACCATAAACTATGAGCCAAAACAAACAAATCGCAGACTACCTAAATAAAGGTAAAAAGCTAACCCCAATTGATGCCTTAAACAAATTTGGTTGCTTTAGATTAGCAGCACGAATAGCTGATTTAAGGAATGAAGGAATGAATATTGTAACTAACACAATCAAGCTGGAGAATAAGAAGCAGATTGCCCAATATTCGGTTAAATAGATTATATTTGCACAGGATGTAGGATATCCGTTTATTAACTTATTGGCTCAAAGCTGAAACCCTAATCCTACTAGGGTGGATGCCGAGAGCCTTTTTTTATTATGGCTAAAGACCCAGCAGTGCTTTTTTACACAAGTGATTTCTTGAGTGGCACATTTACAATGACTAACGAACAGGTTGGTAAGTACATTCGTTTATTATGTTTACAACATCAAAAAGGCAAATTAACTGAAAAGGATATGTTAAGCATATGCTCTGCATATGATGTTGACATTTGGGATAAATTTAAAATTGAAGATGGTGTATTTATTAATGAAAGGATGCACAACGAAGCAGTTAGAAGGCAAAAGTTTAGTGAATCAAGGAGAAATAACGCTAAATCACCTAAAAATGATAGCACTAGCAAAGCATATGCAACGCATATGGAAACTGAAACTGAAACTATAACTGTAAATAAAACTATAAATAAAACTAAAGCTAAAATACAAGATTATCAATTTGAAGAATGGTGGGATGCTTACGATAAAAAAGTAAGTAAAGAAAAAGCCATTAGTAAATGGAATATTTTGACAAATGAGGAAAAGCAATTAGCTTTAAAAATAGTAGAATCTTATGTTGATTCAACCCCTGATAAATCATTCCGTAAAGACCCAACCACATATTTAAACAATAAATCTTTTAACGATGAAATCATTATCCGAAGTGCTACCACAAGTTACAAACCAAATGTCAGTGAGCGTAACTTCACAAAACTTGCCAGTCTTAAATACATTGAACCAAAGCGAGATTAAAATTTATGATGCCTTAAAAACAATGCACATATCAAAATGCTCAAGCATTGAAGTAGCTGAACACTTAAAAACCTGTATTCAGTTAAGCGGTGCAGTTCCACCCACAAATCCTGAATTTCAGTTTTTAGTTGACTTTGTACTAAAGAATTATGGAATATTTAAACTAAAGGAATTAGGTGCAGCATTTGAACTTTATGTTTTAGGTAGGCTGGATGTAGATAGAAATTATGGAGCATTTAGTCCTAAATTTTTTGGAGATGTAATGGCTGAATATAAAAAGATTGCAGTACAGGTAAGGCAAAAGACACAAATAAACGAAATAAAAGAAACACCAATGCAGATAAATGAAGAACAAGCTATTAAGGATGAAAAGGAATGGTGGGATAAATCGGAGCAAAAGAATTGGAAGTTCTTAAACCATCAAGTATTTGATTACTTATGGAAGCGTAAACAAATTAAAATATCAAAGGAACAAGGCGAAACAATAAAAGCAAAAGTAAGGGCAGTATTTTTAGCTGATTCTAAACGACCACAGGATATGTTAATTGATGAGGAAACAATGAGGCAACAATGTAAAAAATATTCTTTAATGATGCACTTTAACAATCAACTATGAAAGAACTATTTAAACTAACAATTGAGTTTATAAGGATATTTATAGGATTTATCCTTGCCATTACCATATTGGCAACATTTGACATTTACTACGAATTAAAACGATTAATAAAATGAAATACTCAAACAGTTTTACTTATGACCTAGCATTTGGCGAACAAGCCGAAGATTGGGTAAAAAAACTATTATCAAATGGATTTAAAGTTGAAGTAAAAAACGACCGATTAATACATAAAACAGGAAATTTATTTATTGAATACGAATCAAGAGGAAACCCTAGTGGATTAGCTACCACTACCGCAGATTATTGGATTTATAGAATGAGTGAATTAGATTCAGCTTTAACACTACCTGTAAATAGTTTAAAGGATGTATGTAGGCTTTATTTTCAACAAAATAAATATTTAAAAGTAGGTGGTGATAATAACACATCCAAAGCATTTTTAATTCCATTAATAAAATTACTAAACGACATAGCAGAATATGAAAGGACACGAGAACGCACAACAAGTGAGAATGATATACCTAGACAACAAACAAGAAACAATATTTAAATCAGTATCCTACGCACATAGAGTAACAGGAGTAAATGAATACCAAATCAAACAATCCTTAAACCCTGTAAATAAGAAGCGATTTACCTACCAAGACCGAATTATAATATTTAGAACAATAAAATGAAAAGAGTAATAAATTTTAGCGGTGGAAAGACAAGTGCATTGATGACAATAATGAACTATCGTGAAGGGGATATTGTATTATTTGCTGATACAGGAAGGGAACATCCAAAGACATACAAATTTATAAATGACTTTGAGGCACACGAAAATATACCTGTAACAAGGATAGGTTATGAAGGCGGATTTAGAGGTATGTTAGAGCATAAGAAATGGAGATTAATACCCAACCGAGTTAAAAGAGAATGCACCATTGAACTAAAGATTAAAACCGCTAAAAGATGGTTAAGGGCAAATTATGGTAAACAAGATTATGAGTGGATGGTAGGATTTAGAGCAGATGAAGAACGCAGGGTTAAAGGATATGAGAAACGACAAGCATATATTTATCCTGTATTCCCTTTATACGAACAAGGTATTGATAAGGCACAAGTAAATGATTATTGGAGTAAAAAACCTTATACATTGGAAATCCCAGCTATTTTAGGCAACTGCAATTTGTGTTTCCTTAAAGGTAAAAACGCAATAATAAATATTTTAAGGTCATATCCTGAATTAGCAACCGAATGGATTGAAGATGAGGAATTAAGCAAATCAAAAGGAAAAGGACATACATACTTTGGAGATACAACCTACAAACAATTACTAAACTACGCACAAAACGATTTATTTACAGGACAAGACCTTACCGATTTAAGTCCTGCATTTAGTTGTTCGTGTACAAGTTAATTCATAGTTTTGCATTATGGGATTAACACCACTTCCTAAATTACTTGAGAAAACCCAAAAGGTAGTAAATTTATTTATCCGTAAAAGGGATGAAGGATTGCCTTGTATAAGTTGCGGAAGTAACAATGGGAATCAAGCTGGACATTACTTTGCCGTGAAAGGATTTAGTGCTTTAAGGTTTAACGAATGGAATATACATCTTCAGTGTGCTGGATGCAATATGTTTAAGCACGGAAATCAAGCTATGTATCGTATTGGGTTAGTTGATAGGATAGGCGAAAAAGCCGTTAAGGAACTAGAATATGAAGCAGTAAATAACCGAGTTAAAAAATGGTCAAGATTAGAGTTAAACGAAATAATTGAAAAATATAAGTAATGGCGAAACTAAATCCTAGTGGCAAAGTCCAATTTGGAACTCGTAAAAAAGGCAGAGCAAAGAAATCCTACAACAAACACACACCAAAACCAAAGCCTAGTCGTGGACAAGGTAAGTAATATGAAAGATACATTTGGCAAAAGAGAATACAAGTGCAAGTGTGGAATAACCACCGATTATGTTTGGGAATCTAAATTGCCACAACACGAAGTAAAATGCTTCCAATGTGCGAAGTCGTTAGGGTTTAAAGACCTAAATAAAAAAGAAGTGCCACAAACTCCATCCATTAGAACACCAACAAAGAACCGATAATGTTAATCAACGAAATCAAACCAAACCCAAACAATCCTAGAATTATAAAGGATATTAAGTTTAAACAACTTGTAAAGTCAATCCAAGATTTTCCCCAAATGCTTGAACTCCGCCCTATTGTCATTGATGAAAACAATATAGTATTAGGTGGCAATATGAGACTAAAGGCTTGTATTGAAGCTGGGCTTACGGATGTACCTGTAATCCACGCTAACAATTTAAGCGAGGAAAAGAAAAAGGAATTTATTGTAAAGGACAATGTTGGTTATGGAGAATGGGATTGGGATGACCTTGCAAACAATTGGGATGCACAGGAACTTACTGATTGGGGTTTAGACATACCAAACTTTGATGTAAACAATTTAGAAGCCGAAGAAGATGACTTTGCAGTACCTGATGGCGGAACTGAAACCGATATAGTATTAGGGGATTTATTTGAGATAGGGGAACACAGGTTACTTTGTGGGGATAGTACGGATAGCGACCAAGTGGCAAAGCTAATGAACGGACAAAAGGCAGATATGGTATTTACTGACCCACCTTATGGTATGGCTTATGAAAGTAATGCTTGGGATAGTAAAAAAAGTGAAGTAAAACAAAAACGAACTGATACACAAATATTAAACGATGAGAATACAAATGTTGGTCAAGACGCATTAAATTTAATACCATTATTCCTTGAAAACAATAGGCATTTTTATATTTGGTGCAGATGGGATTGTTTTAATGATTTTAAAGAAGTATGTCAAAATATTGGTAAAATTAAGAGCGTTGTAGTTTGGGATAAAGGTGGTCCAGGATTAGGAGATTTAAAAGGTTCTTATGGAGATAGTGAATGGGCAATATTTGGAATGATTGGAAGAAGAGAATTAAAAGAAAGGCAAAATGGAGTTTGGCAAGTAAATAGAATGAAAGGTTTGCAAATGCAACATCCAACACAAAAACCACTAGAAATATGCGAAAGAGGTATAAATAATTCTACAAATGAAAATGAATTAATTTTAGATTTATTTCTTGGTTCTGGTTCTACAATGGTAGCTTCACATCAACTTAAACGCAAATGCTATGGGATAGAATTAGACCCAAAATACTGCCAAGTTATTGTGGACCGAATGAAGAAACTAGACCCATCATTGATAATCAAGAAGAACGGAGTAACTTTGTAGTTAATTAAGAAAGAGATTAGAGAAAATGGCAAACGAACAAAATTTAATACCAGCACAAAAAGGGGAAATAAGAAACCCTAATGGCAGACCAAAGGGAATACCAAATAGTAAAACAAGGCTTTTGCGTTTATTAGAATTAGTGCAAGTGAAAACCAACCCAATTACAGGTGAAAAAGAGGAGTTCACAGTTGCAGAGCAATTAGATATGATGGTACTACAAAAGGCATTCAAAGGAGATTTAAAGGCTTATCAGGAAATACTTGATAGATTAGAAGGCAGAGCAAAACAAACTAACGAAATAGAGTTATCAGGAGGATTGCAAATAAATTGGGAAGAAAAGAAAACCTATGTAGAAAATAAAGGAAGCCTATAATGGAACTATCCATCAAACAAACCATTGCATTAGATTTACTTGAAGATAATAAAACAAACGAAATACTTTTCGGAGGCGGAGCTGGTGGTGGCAAAACTTTGCTTGGATGTTATTGGCAACTTAAACAACGGCTAAAATATCCCAATACACGAGGATTAATTGGTCGTGCCGTACTTAAAACCCTAAAAGAAACTACATTAGTTTCATTCTTTCAAGTAGCAAAAATGCAAGGGTTACAATCAGGGGTTCATTACAAATACAATGGTCAAACAAGCCAAATAGATTTTCCTAATGGCTCAACAATACTACTTAAAGACCTTTACTCATATCCTAGCGACCCAAACTTTGATGAATTAGGTTCATTAGAAATTACCGATGCCTTTATAGATGAGGCAAACCAAGTAGATGATAAGGCAAGGAATATTATCAAATCAAGGATAAGGTTTCAGCTAGACCAAAACGAATTAATACCAAAGATTCTTTACACTTGTAACCCAGCAAAGAATTGGACTTATTCGGAGTTTTATAAACCGCAAACTGACAATTCAATAGCGGACAATAAAAGATTTGTTCCTTCGTTAATAGATGATAACCCATTTATATCAAAACACTACAAAGCCAATTTATTAACCCTTGATTCCGTTTCAAAAGAAAGGTTACTATTTGGTAATTGGGAGTATTCAAACGACCCTGCTCAACTAATAGACTATGATAAAATACTTGATTCATTTACCAATACTTTTGTACCTATTGGTAATTCTTATATTACTTGTGATGTGGCACGTTTTGGCAGCGATAGTACTGTCATTGGTGTATGGAGTGGGCTTCGTGTTAGGCTTTATCAATTCAATGGTAAATCAGTTGTTGAGGTCGCTGAACTTATAAAAAACCTAGCATTAGAACATAAAGTTGCCACATCTAATATCATAGTGGATGAGGATGGGGTAGGCGGTGGGGTAGTAGATATTCTTCGTTGTAAAGGATTTGTTAATAATAGTTCACCATTAGAGAATCCAATCATAAGAAGTAAGGAAAACTTTGATAACCTTAAATCACAATGTTATTTTAAATTATCCGAACTAATAAATAAGGCAGAAATATACATTCAAGCAGATGGCAAACAAAAACAATTAATTATTCAAGAACTAGAACAAGTAAAACAAAAATCGGTTGATAACGATAGTAAAAAAGGTGTTATTTCAAAGGATAAAGTTAAGGCTGCAATAGGTCGTTCACCTGATTTTAGCGATTGTCTTGCTATGCGAATGTTCTTTGAATATATACCCAAATTTTCCATAAGTGTATTTTAACTTAAATTTCTTTAACTTTGTTTAAATTCTAATAATATGGGTTTATTTGACATCTTCAGTAAAAAGAAGATTAACACACTATTTCCAACAATTCCTTTGAGTTCGCAAATAGCAATAGAAAAAGG